GTTTTCACCTTACTTCCGGTTACGCCACCAGCCGACAATCGCTGCGGTAATAATTCCCGCCAGGATCGGTGCTGCCAGGTCGTGCCAGAAAATCATGGCAAACTGCGCGAGCGTCATATAGCCGCCTTGTTGCTGGCTGAAACGGACGAGTACATGGCCGGAGGTAAACGACCGGCCCGTGTTTACCGGGTGGTGAACGGTATTGCTGTACTGCCGGTGACCGGCACGCTGGTGCACCGGCTGGGTGGTATGCGGCCATTTTCCGGAATGACAGGCTATGACGGCATTGTCGCCTGTCTTCAGCAGGCAATGGCGGATAGCCAGGTGCGGGGCGTACTGCTGGACATTGACAGTCCGGGCGGGCAGGCCGCCGGCGCGTTTGACTGCGCTGACATGATTTACCGCCTCCGTCAGCAGAAGCCGGTCTGGGCACTGTGCAATGACACGGCCTGTTCTGCAGCCATGCTGCTGGCGTCGGCCTGCTCCCGACGGCTGGTTACCCAGACATCCCGTATCGGCTCCATTGGCGTGATGATGAGCCATGTCAGCTATGCCGGTCATCTGGCGCAGGCCGGTGTGGATATCACGCTGATTTACTCAGGGGCGCACAAGGTGGATGGCAATCAGTTTGAAGCCTTACCGGCAGAGGTTCGCCAGGACATGCAGCAGCGCATTGATGCGGCGCGCCGGATGTTTGCCGAAAAAGTGGCCATGTTTACCGGTCTGTCTGTTGATGCCGTCACGGGAACAGAGGCCGCCGTTTTTGAAGGTCAGTCCGGCATTGAGGCCGGGCTGGCGGATGAATTAGTCAATGCGTCGGATGCCATCAGTGTGATGGCCACGGCGCTGAACAGTAATGTCAGAGGAGGCACTATGCCGCAATTAACTGCAACGGAAGCCGCCGCGCAGGAGAACCAGCGAGTGATGGGGATCCTGACATGCCAGGAAGCGAAAGGACGTGAACAGCTTGCCACGATGCTGGCAGGACAACAGGGCATGAGCGTTGAACAGGCCCGGGCGATTCTGGCCGCGGCGGCACCGCAGCAGCCGGTGGCATCCACGCAGAGTGAAGCCGATCGCATTATGGCGTGTGAAGAAGCGAACGGTCGTGAACAACTGGCGGCAACGCTGGCGGCGATGCCGGAGATGACGGTGGAAAAAGCCCGCCCGATCCTGGCTGCTTCACCGCAGGCGGATGCCGGACCCTCACTCCGTGATCAGATCATGGCACTGGATGAGGCAAAAGGGGCTGAGGCGCAGGCTGAACAGCTGGCTGCCTGCCCGGGAATGACTGTGGAGAGCGCCCGGGCTGTGCTGGCTGCGGGATCAGGTAAGGCAGAACCGGTCTCTGCATCCACAACCGCCCTGTTTGAACGCATCATGGCGAACCATTCACCGGCTGCGGTACAGGGTGGCGTGCCACAGACGTCAGCAGACGGTGATGCGGACGTGAAAATGCTCATGGCCATGCCATGAAGTCAGTGCTGACCATCAACAGGAGGTTTTTACAATATGGTAACGAAAAACATCACTGAACAGCGTGCGGAAGTACGTATTTTTGCCGGTAATGATCCGGCTCATACCGCCACAGGCAGCAGCGGGATTTCCTCGGCAACACCGGCACTGACGCCCCTGATGCTGGATGAAGCCAGCGGGAAACTGGTGGTCTGGGACGGACAGAAAGCCGGTAGTGCAGTTGGCATACTGGTACTGCCGCTTGAAGGCACAGAGACGGTACTGACGTATTACAAGTCGGGGACCTTTGCGACGGAGGCAATCCGCTGGCCTGAAAGTGTGGATGAACACAAAAAGGCAAATGCCTTTGCCGGCAGTGCCCTGAGTCACGCGGCGCTGCCGTAACACGTTATCAGGCCACCGCGGTGGCCTGACTGATTTCTGAATGAAAGGAACTGATTTATGGGATTGTTTACGACCCGCCAGTTACTCGGTTATACCGAACAAAAAGTGAAATTTCGTGCGCTGTTTCTGGAGCTGTTTTTCCGCCGTACGGTGAATTTCCATACCGAAGAGGTGATGCTGGACAAAATTACCGGAAAAACGCCGGTGGCGGCCTATGTCTCCCCGGTTGTTGAAGGAAAAGTGCTGCGTCATCGCGGTGGTGAAACCCGCGTGTTACGTCCGGGCTACGTCAAGCCGAAACACGAATTTAATTACCAGCAGGCGGTTGAGCGTCTTCCCGGTGAAGATCCGGCTCAACTGAACGACCCGGCCTACCGTCGTCTGCGTATCATCACCGATAACCTCAAACAGGAAGAGCATGCCATTGTCCAGGTGGAAGAAATGCAGGCGGTGAATGCCGTGCTGTATGGCAAATACACCATGGAAGGGGATCAGTTTGATACTGTCGAGGTGGATTTTGGACGCTCTGAAGGAAATAACATTGAGCAGGCCGACGGTAAAAAATGGTCTGAGCAGGACCGTGATACGTTTGATCCGACGCATGATATTGACCTCTACTGCGATCAGGCCAGCGGTCTTGTGAATATTGCCATTATGGACGGTGCTGTCTGGCGTCTGCTGAATGGTTTTAAGCTGTTCCGCGAAAAACTGGATACCCGTCGCGGCTCAAATTCACAACTCGAAACGGCAGTGAAAGACCTGGGGGCGGTGGTGTCTTTCAAAGGGTATTACGGCGATCTGGCCATTGTGGTGGCGAAAACGTCTTATGTGGCAGAGGACGGTACCGAAAAACGTTATCTGCCGGAGGGCACGCTGGTCCTGGGAAATACGGCTGCAGATGGGATCCGTTGTTACGGTGCCATTCAGGATGCGCAGGCGTTGTCCGAAGGTGTGGTGGCTTCTTCCCGTTACCCGAAACACTGGCTGACCGTGGGCGATCCGGCCCGTGAATTTACCATGACGCAGTCCGCACCGCTGATGGTGCTGCCGGATCCGGATGAGTTTGTGGTGGTGCAGGTGAAATAATCCGTGAGCGGGGGCGAAATGCCCCCGTGTCTTTTTTCACAGGGGGCTGATATGGCAACAAAAGAAGAAAATCAGAAACGTCTTCGTCAACTGGCTGGCCTGCTGGGGCGCGAGGCGGATATGGCGGGGAGTGCTGCGGATATTGCGCAACGTGTGTCTGAGTGGGAAGAGGAGCTTGCTGCTTCCCGGGAGGGCATTATGCCTGGTGATGAGAGCGGGCCTGAGCAAAATCACACAGACGATGGTGAGCAGTTGCACAACACTGATGCTACGGATGATGTTAAAGCGGTCCGTATGCGGAAATGCCTGCATGTGATGGGGTATTGCCCGGAGACAGGCCGTCCCGTTGAACTGACGTACCGGGGCATGCGTGTTCTGGTGCCATTACCACTGGCGACAGCCATGATACAGCACGGAACGGCTGAGCATGCGTGATTTTCAGAATGCCTTTGATGCTGCCCTCGCCGGGGTGGACAGCACGATTGTTGAAGTGATGGGGCTCTGTGCGCAGTTCACCTCGGGGGCACAGTGTGGCAGCGAAGTTCAGGGGGTTTTTGACGATCCGGAGTCGCTGGGGTTTGCCGGTGGCGGGGTCCGTATTGAAGGAAGCAGCCCGTCATTATTTGTGCGGACGGATACGGTTCGTGCCGTGCGGCGTGGTGACACGCTGACCATTAATGGTGAGATATTCTGGGTGGATCGTGTTTCTCCGGATGACGGGGGCAGCTGTTATCTCTGGCTCAACCGTGGTCAACCACCCGCAGTTAACCGGCGACGATAAACGCAGGGTGAAATTATGGCGATAAAAGGGCTTGATCAGGCGATTGACAATCTGAGCCGGGTTCGTAAAAACGCCATTCCGGCGGCTTCAGCAATGGCCATTAACCGCGTGGCCACAACGGCGATTAATCAGTCTTCATCACAGGTTGCCCGGGAGACAAAGGTTCGCCGGAAACTGGTTAAGGAACGGTCCAGACTGAAACGGGCGACGGTCAGAAATCCGAATGCCAGAATTATCGTTAACCGCGGTGATCTCCCTGTGATTAAGCTGGGGATCAGGATGCCGGGGCGTCGCCCGAACAGCATACTTAAAGCCGGTCAGCATCGGTATCAGCGGGCATTTATTCAGCGATTAAAAAATGGTCGCTGGCATGTCATGCAGCGTGTGGCCGGGAAAAACCGTTACCCCATTGATGTGGTGAAAATCCCGATGGCGGCCCCACTGAAACAGGCATTTGATGAGAATGTTGACCGTATCCGGCGTGAACGCCTGCCTAAAGAACTGGCATCCGCGCTGAAACAACAACTGAGGATTGCAATAAAACGATGAAACACACTGACATTCGTGCCGCAGTGCTGGATGCACTCGAGCAGCATGAACACGGGGCGACGCTGTTTGATGGTCGCCCCGTTGTTTTTGACGAAGAGGATTTTCCTGCGATCGCGGTTTATCTGACGGATGCAGAGTATACCGGTGAAGAGCTGGATGCAGATACCTGGCGGGCCACGCTGCATATTGAGGTGTTTTTACCGGCACAGGTACCGGATTCAGAGCTGGATTCGTGGATGGAGTCCCGGATTTATCCGGCGATGTCCGCGATCCCGGCACTGGCAGGGATGATTACCACGATGGTTCAGCAGGGCTATGACTATCGTCGTGATGACGATATGGCGTTATGGAGCTCTGCAGATTTGACTTATTCCATTACATACGAGATGTGAGGACGATATGCCAACACCAAATCCCCTGGAGCCGGTAAAAGGTGCCGGTACCACTCTGTGGGTTTACAACGGCAAGGCTGATGCTTATGCAAACCCGTTGTCAGACGATGACTGGCAGCGACTGGCTAAGGTGAAGGATCTGACGCCGGGCGAGATGACGGCTGAACCCTACGATGATAACTACCTGGATGATGAAGACGCGGACTGGACCGCGACCGGGCAGGGACAGAAATCTGCAGGTGATACCAGTTTTACGCTGGCCTGGAAACCGGGAGAGGAAGGTCAGAAAGGGCTTATAGGCTGGTTTGAAAGCGGCGATGTCCGGGCCTATAAAATCCGTTTTCCGAATGGCACGGTGGATGTGTTTCGTGGCTGGGTCAGCAGTATCGGTAAGGCCGTGACGGCGAAAGAAGTGATCACCCGCACGGTGAAAGTCACTAACGTGGGTAAACCTTCTGTAGCGGAAGAACGCAGCAAAATTACGCCGGTCACTGCGATTAAGGTAACGCCGACAGGTACGGTTGAAAAAGGGAAAACAACCACCCTGACCGTTACTGTGGAACCGGAAAATGCAACGGATAAGACATTCAGGGCGATTTCCGCCGATCCATCAAAAGCCACCATTAGCGTGAAAGATATGACGATTACTGTGACGGGGGTTAAGGATGGAAAAGTCAGCATCCCTGTGATTTCCGGTAATGGTCAGTTTGCTGCGGTGGCTGAAATTACCGTTAATAATGTGCCGGGTGGCTAAAGAGCTGAGAGATAAGCGATGTTCCTGAAAACAGAACAATTTGAATATAACGGTGTATCCGTCACGCTTTCTGAGCTGTCTGCGCTGCAGCGTATTGAGCATCTTGCCCTCCTGAAACGGCGGGCAGAAGAGGCTGAAGCCAGCGGCAACCTGCAGGTGAGTGTGGAAGATCTTGTCAGAACCGGCGCGTTTCTGGTGGCGATGTCCCTGTGGCATAACCATCCACAGAAAACGCAGTCACCGTCAATGAATGAGGCCGTGATGAAGATAGAGCAGGAAGTGCTCACCACCTGGCCTGCCGATGCCATTGCCCGGGCGGAAGACGTGGTGTTGTGCCTGTCCGGGATGATCGAAGCTGTTCGTCCGGATACTGATATTACTGAAGTGGCGAAAAATAACACGCTGACTGATGATGATTTTTCTGCGGGAAAGTCTTCGACGGCGAGCTGAACTTTGCCCTCAGACTGGCGCGTGAGATGGGGAGACCCGACTGGCGCGCCATGCTTGCCGGGATGACATCCACCGAATATGCCGACTGGCACCGTTTTTACCGCACGCATTATTTTCAGGATACCCAGCTGGATATGCATTTTTCCGGGCTGACGTACGCTGTACTCAGCCTGTTTTTTTGCGATCCGGATATGCATCCCTCTGATTTCAGTCTGCTTGTCCCCCGGCATGAGGAAGAGCAGGTGGAGAGGCCGGATGAGGACAAAATGCTGATGCAGAAAGCGGCAGGACTTGCCGGAGGCGTCCGGTTCGGTGGGGACGGAGGGCGCGATATTTTATCGTCTGCGGATGTGGCGGATGTCATGGTGGATGATGCCGCATTAATGATGGCTTCAGCGGGGATTCCGGGAGGTGTGAGATATGTCCCAGCCGGTTGGTGATCTTGTTATTGACCTGAGTCTGGATGCTGTCCGTTTCGATGAGCAGATGAGCCGGGTAAGGCGTCATTTTTCAGGTCTGGATACCGACGTCAGAAAAACCGCCAGTGCTGTTGAACAGGGCCTGAGCCGCCAGGCGCTGGCTGCACAAAAAGCCGGGATTTCCGTCGGGCAGTATAAAGCGGCCATGCGAACCCTGCCCGCACAGTTTACGGATATCGCCACGCAGCTTGCCGGTGGTCAGAATCCCTGGCTGATCCTGCTGCAACAGGGCGGTCAGGTGAAGGACTCCTTCGGCGGGATGATCCCCATGTTCAGGGGACTTGCCGGTGCGATCACCCTGCCGATGGTCGGGGTCACCTCGCTGGCGGTGGCGACAGGTGCGCTGGCGTACGCCTGGTACCAGGGGGATTCCACACTTTCAGCGTTTAATAAAACCCTGGTTCTTTCCGGTAATCAGTCCGGACTGACTGCCGATCGCATGCTGACGCTCTCCAGAGCCGGACAGGCCGCAGGGCTGACGTTTAACCAGGCGAGTGAGTCACTGGCAGCCCTGGTGAATGCCGGTGTGCGTGGTGGTGAACAGTTTGATGCCATCAACCAGAGTGTCGCGCGTTTTGCTTCTGCATCCGGTGTGGAGGTGGACAAGGTTGCAGAGGCTTTCGGAAAACTGACCACCGACCCGACGTCGGGACTGATGGCGATGGCGCGCCAGTTCCGTAACGTGACGGCAGAGCAGATTGCGTATGTTGCACAGCTGCAGCGTTCCGGAGACGAGGCCGGGGCATTGCAGGCGGCGAACGATATCGCCACGAAAGGCTTTGATGAGCAGACCCGTCGCCTGAAAGAAAACATGGGAGCACTGGAGACCTGGGCGGATAAAACAGGGAAGGCATTCAAATCGATGTGGGATGCCATTCTGGATATCGGTCGTCCTGAGTCCTCAGCGGATATGCTCGCCAGTGCACAGAAGGCATTTGATGAGGCGGATAAAAAATGGCAGTGGTACCAGAGCCGGAGCCAGCGCCGGGGAAAAACCGCCTCTTTCCGGGCCAACCTTCAGGGCGCATGGAATGACCGGGAAAATGCCCGTCTGGGGCTGGCAGCGGCCACGCTGCAGTCGGATATGGAAAAAGCCGGTGAACTGGCCGCCAGGGACCGGGCCGAACGGGACGCATCACAGCTGAAGTATACCGGAGAGGCGCAGAAGGCGTATGAGCGTCTGCTGACGCCGCTGGAGAAATATACCGCCCGTCAGGAAGAACTGAATAAGGCCCTGAAAGACGGGAAAATCCTGCAGGCGGATTACAACACGCTGATGGCGGCGGCGAAAAAGGATTATGAATCGACGCTGAAAAAGCCGAAGTCGTCAGGAGTCAAAGTGTCAGCCGGTGAGCGTCAGGAAGACCAGGCGCATGCTGCCCTGCTGGCGCTTGAAACCGAGCTCCGGACGCTGGAAAAACACAGCGGTGCGAATGGGAAAATCAGCCAGCAGCGTCGCGATTTATGGAAAGCGGAAAATCAGTATGCGGTCCTGAAAGAGGCAGCCACGAAACGGCAGTTATCTGAGCAGGAAAAATCCCTGCTGACCCATGAGAAAGAGACGCTGGAGTACAAACGCCAGCTGGCTGAGCTGGGAGACAAAGTTGAACACCAGAAACGGCTGAATGAGCTGGCACAGCAGGCTGCGCGGTTTGAGCAGCAGGGCGCGAAGCAGGCGGCAATCAGTGCCCAGGCGCGGGGCCTCACCGACCGTCAGGTGCAGCGGGAGTCGGAAGAGCAGCGCCTTCGTGACGTGTACGGTGATAATCCGGATGCGCTGGCGAAGGCCACATCTGCACTGAAGAACACCTGGTCTGCGGAGGAGCAGCTTCGTGGAAGCTGGATGGCCGGTCTGAAGTCCGGCTGGGGCGAGTGGGCAGAAAGTGCGACGGACAGTTTTTCGCAGGTTAAAAGCGTGGCCACGCAGACCTTTGACGGTATTGCACAGAATATGGCAGCGATGCTGACCGGCAGCGAACAGAACTGGCGTGGTTTCACCCGTTCTGTGCTCTCCATGCTGACAGAGATTTTTCTGAAGCAGGCCATGGTGGGGATTGTCGGGAGTATTGGCAGCGCCATGGGTGGTGCTTTCGGTGGTGGGGCGTCTGCCTCCACGGGGACGGCCATTCAGGCTGCGGCGGCGAACTTCCATTTCGCGACCGGGGGATTTACGGGAACGGGGGGCAAATACGAACCTGCCGGTATTGTCCACCGCGGGGAGTTTGTCTTCACGAAGGAGGCAACCAGCCGGATTGGCGTCGGCAACCTGTATCGTCTGATGCGCGGGTATGCGGAAGGTGGTTATGTGGGCGGTGCCGGAAGTCCGGCGCAGATGCGGCGGGCGGAAGGCATTAGTTTTAATCAGAACAATCACGTGGTGATTCAGAACGACGGTATCAACGGACAGGCAGGGCCGCAGCTGATGAAAGCGGTGTATGACATGGCCCGCAAGGGGGCGCAGGATGAGATTCAGGCGCAGATGCGTGATGGCGGCGTATTTTCCGGAGGCAGGCGATGAAAACCTTTCGCTGGAAAGTGAAGCCGGATATGGAGGTGAACTCGCAGCCGTCGGTGCGTGAAGTGCGTTTTGGTGACGGGTATTCGCAGCGTATGGCTGCGGGGCTGAATGCTGACCTGAAAACATACCGTGTGACGCTTTCCGTGACCCGGGAGGAGGCCCGACATTTGGAGGCGTTCCTGGCAGAGCACGGTGGCTGGAAGGCGTTTCTGTGGACACCGCCTTATGCCTGGCGGCAGATAAAGGTGACCTGTGCCGCCTGGTCATCACGGGTTCGCATGCTGCGGGTTGAATTCAGTGCCGAGTTTAAGCAGGTGGTGAACTGATGCAGGATATTCACGAAGAAAGTCTGAACGAGTCGGTTAAATCAGAGCAGTCACCGCGGGTGGTACTCTGGGAAATCGACCTGACGGTACAGGGTGGTGAGCGGTATTTTTTCTGCAATGAGCTGAATGAAAAAGGGGAGGCGGTTACCTGGCAGGGGCGGCAATATCAGGCATACCCGATTGACGGCAGTGGCTTTGAGATGAACGGGAAGGGCAGCAGTGCCAGACCGTCGCTGACGGTGTCCAATCTGTTTGGTCTGGTCACCGGGATGGCGGAGGACCTGCAGAGCCTGGTGGGGGCCACGGTGGTCCGCCGCCGGGTGTATGCCCGTTTTCTGGATGCGGTGAATTTTGTGGCAGGCAATCCGGAAGCGGACCCGGAGCAGGAGCTGAGCGACCGCTGGGTGGTGGAGCAGATGTCAGAGCTGACGGCCATGACAGCCTCGTTTGTGCTGGCAACACCGACGGAGACGGACGGGGCGCTGTTTCCTGGTCGCATCATGCTGGCGAACACCTGTATGTGGGATTACCGGGGAGATGAATGCGGGTATAACGGTCCTGCGGTGGCGGATGAGTTCGATAAACCCACCACGGATATCCGTAAGGACAGATGCAGCAAGTGCATGCGCGGGTGTGAACTGCGCAGGAATGTCGGCAATTTTGGCGGTTTCCTTTCCATTAATAAACTTTCGCAGTAAATCCCGGTTTATGACACAGACTGAATCAGCGATTCTGGCGCATGCCCGGCGGTGTGCGCCTGCGGAGTCGTGCGGCTTCGTGATAAGCACGCCGGAGGGGGAGTGGTATATCCCTTGTGTGAATATTTCCGCAGAGCCGGAGGCGTATTTTCGTATCGCACCGGAAGACTGGCTGCGGGCAGAGATGCAGGGGGAGATTGTGGCGCTGGTTCACAGTCATCCCGGTGGTCTGCCCTGGCTGAGCGAGGCTGACCGGCGGCTGCAGATAAAAAGCGCACTGCCCTGGTGGCTGGTCAGCCGGGGTGACATTCACAAATTCCGCTGCGTTCCGCACCTGACCGGACGGCGCTTTGAACACGGGGTGACGGACTGTTACACCCTGTTCCGGGATGCATACCATCTGGCGGGGATTGAGATGCCGGATTTTCACCGTGAGGATGAGTGGTGGCGCAACGGTCAGAACCTGTACCTGGACAATATGGAGGCAACGGGCTTTTACCGGGTGCCCCTGTCCTCTGCACAGGCGGGCGATATCCTGCTGTGCTGCTTTGGCGCATCGGTGGCCAATCATGCCGCCATTTACTGCGGCAACGGTGAGCTGCTTCACCATCTGCCTGAACAACTGAGTAAACGGGAGAGGTATTCCGAAAAATGGCAACGACGAACGCATTCTGTCTGGCGTCACCGCCACTGGCACGCATCTGCCTTCACGGGGATTTACAACGATTTGGCCGCCGCCTCAGCCTGTATGTGAACACGGCAGCGGAAGCCATCCGGGCGCTGTCGTTACAGGTGCCCGGATTCCGCCGTCAGATGAACGAAGGCTGGTACCAGATACGTATTGCCGGTGATGACACGGCACCGGAGGCGGTGTACGCCCGTCTTCACGAACAGCTGGGTGAGGGAACGGTCATCCACATTGTGCCGCGACTGGCCGGGGCCGGAAAGGGTGGACTGCAGATTGTGCTGGGGGCGGCAGCCATCGTGGGCTCTTTCTTCACCGCCGGCGCAACGATGGCGTTATGGGGTTCAGCCCTGGCAGCCGGTGGTTTTTCTGCCACCACGATGCTGTTTTCACTTGGAGCCAGCATGATACTGGGTGGTGTGGCCCAGATGCTGGCCCCGAAGGCAAAAACACCGGATTACCGCGCAACGGATAACGGCAGACAGAACACGTACTTTTCGTCACTGGACAACATGATTGCCCAGGGTAACCCGATGCCGGTGCCTTACGGGGAAATGCTGGTTGGCTCCCGCCGTATATCCCAGGACATCAGTACCCGTGATGAAGGCGGTGACGGGAAGGTGGTGGTTATCGGGCGGCAGGCATAAAAGCGAAAAAATCCCGCAGTGCTCACGGACAGGAACTGCGGGAGCGTTACGAAGATTGAGTGTAAGGAATTATTCTTATGTCACGACAAAAACATTAACTCAGAGAGGGAGGATGTGCCGTTCTTTTCAGGGAGAAAGGATTTATCGTCCTGAGGAATAAAGGTAAGGGGCCCGCCCCTTACCTGACTGATTATTGAATGATGCCGCAGGCCATTCTCGCACCACCACCGCCCAGGGGCTCCGGATGGTCATGATGGTTATCACCGCCAGCATGAAGCATGAGAGAACGCCCTTTAATCTCTTTTAATGAGTTCAGTCTCGGGGCCAGGACCGGGTAGTTCGCTTTTCCGTCATGCGTCACGAACAGCGCAGGGAGGTCGCCCAGGTGTCCATCCGGAGACCAGGGGCCAAGATGTTTGCCGGTGTTTTTCGGGTCAAAGTGACCGCCAGCCGATAATGCTGCGACCGGTTTTCCGTCTTTCAGTGCCGGGGCGCAATTTCCTTTTTCGTGCACATGAAAACCATGAATGCCTTCAGACAGAGAGTGAAGGGCTGGTGTGAACAGCAGACCGTAGGGGGTCTCCTGAATGGTTATTTTTCCAATGCTGACTTCTTTTCCGTCAGCACTGACAAGGTTCATTGGGACTTCCTGTTCTGCTGCGTATCCGCATGATGCTGCTGTCAGCATGGCAATGGCAGCAATGATTTTACATTTCATAAAACCCTCATTAATTCCGTTAACAGACTGAGCTTGCTGGTTACAGGGTAACAAACAGCGTTCTGATGATATCGCGCAATAGCTGTGCAATATCCTATCACTGCGATTAATAATACCAATTGAGAGGAACATTATGGGCAAAGGTGGCGGCAGGGCGCACACGCCTCGAGAGGCGAAGGATAATCTCAAATCCACGCAGATGATGAGTGTGATTGATGCGATTGGTGAGGGACCGATAGAAGGCCCGGTGAAGGGGCTGCAGAGTATCCTGGTGAACAAAACCCCGCTGACGGACACGGACGGTAATCCCGTGATACACGGTGTGACTGCGGTCTGGCGTGCCGGGGAGCAGGAGCAGACACCACCGGAAGGCTTTGAGTCCTCCGGAGCTGAAACCGGACTGGGCGTGGAAGTGACGAAGGCAAAGCCGGTGACGCGCACCATTACGTCCGCGAACATTGACCGCCTGCGGGTTACCTTCGGGGTGCAGTCACTGGTGGAGACCACCTCAAAGGGTGACCGTAACCCGACGTCTGTCCGCCTGCTGATTCAGCTTGAGCGTGGTGGTAAATGGATGACGGAAAAGGATGTCACCATTAACGGCAAGACCACCTCGCAGTTCCTGGCGTCGGTGATTCTGGATAATCTGCCGCCCCGGCCCTTTAACATCCGGATGGTCAGGGAGACGGCGGACAGCACCACGGACCAGCTGCAGAATAAGACGCTCTGGTCGTCATACACCGAAATCATCGATGTGAAACAGTGCTACCCGAACACGGCCATTGTGGGGCTGCAGGTGGATGCGGAGCAGTTTGGCGGTCAGCAGATGACGGTGAACTACCATATCCGCGGTCGCATCATCCAGGTACCGTCAAACTATGACCCGGAAAAACGCACGTACAGCGGCATCTGGGACGGCAGCCTGAAACCGGCATACAGCAACAACCCGGCCTGGTGCCTGTGGGACATGCTGACTCACCCGCGCTACGGCATGGGAAAACGTCTGGTGGCGGCGGATGTTGACAAGTGGGCGCTGTATGCCATCGGGCAGTACTGCGACCAGACGGTCCCGGATGGTTTCGGGGGCACAGAGCCGCGGATGACCTTTAATGCGTACCTGTCACAACAGCGTAAGGCGTGGGACGTTCTCAGTGATTTCTGCTCGGCGATGCGCTGTATGCCGGTATGGAACGGCCAGACGCTGACGTTCGTTCAGGACCGCCCGTCGGATGTGGTGTGGCCGTACACCAACTGCGATGTGGTGGTGGATGATAACGGCGTGGGGTTTCGCTACAGCTTCAGCGCCCTGAAGGACCGCCACACGGCGGTGGAGGTGAATTACACCGACCCGCAGAACGGCTGGCAGACCTCCACGGAACTGGTGGAAGACCCGGAAGCCATACTGCGCTACGGGCGCAACCTGCTGAAGATGGATGCGTTCGGTTGCACCAGTCGCGGTCAGGCCCACCGTGCCGGGCTGTGGGTGATAAAGACCGGACTGCTGGAAACGCAGACGGTGGATTTCACGCTCGGGTCACAGGGGCTGCGTCACACACCCGGTGACATTATTGAAATCTGTGATAACGACTATGCCGGGACCATGACCGGCGGACGTATCCTGTCCATCGATGCCGCCAGCCGCACCCTGACACTGGACCGTGAGGTGACCCTGCCGGAGACAGGTGCCGCCACGGTGAACCTGATTAACGGCAGCGGTAAGCCGGTGAGCGTGGCCATCACTGCACACCCCGCGCCGGACCGGATACAGGTCAGCACCCTGCCTGATGGTGTGGAGACATACGGTGTATGGGGACTCTCCCTGCCGTCACTGCGTCGTCGCCTGTTCCGCTGTGTCTCCATCCGGGAAAACACGGACGGCACCTTTGCCATCACGGCAGTGCAGCACGTGCCGGAAAAAGAAACCATCGTGGATAACGGGGCCAGCTTTGAGCCGCAGTCAGGAACCCTGAACAGCGTTATTCCACCGGCAGTGCAGCACCTGACGGTGGAGGTGAGCGCGGCTGACGGTCAGTATCTGGCACAGGCGAAATGGGACACGCCGCGGGTGGTGAAGGGTGTGCGCTTCAGTCTGCGCCTGACCAGCGGAAGCGGAGAAGACAGCCGTCTGGTGACCACCGCCATCACTGCGGATACAGAGCATCGTTTCAGTGGTCTGCCGCTCGGGGAATACACCCTGACAGTCAGGGCAATTAACAGTTATGGCCAGCAGGGCGAACCGGCCACCACCACGTTCAGGATTAATGCACCTGCGGTACCCGCCACGATTGAGCTGACACCGGGCTATTTTCAGATAACAGCGGTCCCGCGTCTTGCGGTGTATGACCCGACGGTACAGTTTGAGTTCTGGTTTTCGGAGACAAAAATCGCAGACATATCTCAGGTGGAAACCTCTGCCCGTTATCTGGGGACCGGCAGTCAGTGGAGTGTATCCGGCCCGCACATTAAGCCCGGGAAGGATTTCTGGTTTTACGTGCGCAGCGTCAACCTGGTGGGGAAATCTGCGTTTGTGGAAGTCAGCGGGCAGCCCAGCAATGATGGTGAAGGGTATCTGGAATTTTTCCGGGAAAAAATAGGAAAACTGCATCTGGCTCAGGGGCTGTGGGAGCTGATAGACAACAGCCAGCTTGCGGATGAGATGGCGGAGATGAAGACCACCATCACCGAAACCCGCAATGAAATCACACAGACGGTCAGTAAAACGCTGGAAGACCAGAGCGCCACCATTCAGCAGATACAGCGCGTGCAGAAGGACACAAATGATGACCTTGCTGCACTTTACATGCTGAAGGTACAGAAAACAAAAAATGGCATACCCTATGTTGCCGGTATTGGAGCGGGGATTGAGGATACTGATGGCCAGCCCCTGAGCAACATACTGCTGCTGGCTGACCGTATTGCGATGATTAACCCGGAGGACGGCAACACCACGCCGTTATTTGTGGCGCAGGGGAATCAGTTGTTCATGAACGATGTGTTCCTGAAGCGGCTGTTTGCGGTGAGTATCACCTCGTCCGGCAATCCCCCGACGTTTTCCCTGACGCCGGAGGGCAGGCTGACCGCAAGAAATGCTGATATCAGCGGTAACGTGAATGCGAATTCCGGGACGCTCAACAACGTCACGATTAACGAGAACTGTCGGGTTCTGGGAAAACTGTCCGCGAACCAGATTGAAGGCGATCTCGTTAAAACAGTGGGCAAAGCTTTCCCCCGGGATTCCCGTGCACCGGAGCGGTGGCCATCAGGGACCATTACCGTCAGGGTTTATGACGATCAGCCGTTTGACCGGCAAATTGTTATTCCGGCGGTGGCATTCAGCGGCGCTAAACATGAGAGAGAGCATACTGATATTTACTCCTCATGCCGTCTGATAGTGCGGAAAAACGGTGCTGAAATTTATAACCGTACCGCGCTGGATAATACGCTGATTTACAGTGGCGTTATTGATATGCCTGCCGGTCACGGTCACATGACGCTGGAGTTTTCGGTGTCAGCATGGCTGGTAAATAACTGGTATCCCACAGCAAGTATCAGCGATCTGCTGGTTGTGGTGATGAAAAAATCCACAGCAGGTATCAGTATCAGCTGAATTTTATAACCCAGAACGGGCGTCAGAAATGACGCCTTTTTTATTGCAGAAAAGCGAGAGGTAATTATGCGTAAACTTTATGCCGCCATTTTGTCCGCAGCCATTTGTCTGACCGTATCCGGTGCGCCTGCATGGGCGTCTGAGCAGCAGGCCACGCTGAGCGCGGGGTATCTTCATGCCCGGACGAACGCTCCCGGTAGCGATAATCTTAACGGGATTAACGTGAAATACCGTTATGAATTCACGGACACGCTGGGGCTGGTGACGTCATTCAGCTATGCAGGAGACAGGAATCGCCAGATTACCCGTTACAGCGATACCCGCTGGCATGAAGATTCCGTGCGTAACCGCTGGTTCAGCGTAATGGCGGGGCCGTCTGTGCGCGTGAATGAATGGTTCAGCGCGTATGCGATGGCGGGTGTGGCTTACAGCCGTGTGTCGACTTTCTCCGGGGATTATCTTCGCGTAACTGACAACAAGGGGAAAACGCACGATGTGCTGACCGGAAGTGATGACGGTCGCCACAGCAACACGTCTCTGGCGTGGGGGGCTGGCGTGCAGTTTAACCCGACCGAATCCGTGGCCATTGATATTGCTTATGAAGGCTCCGGCAGTGGCGACTGGCGCACTGACGGGTTCATCGTGGGTGTTGGCTATAAATTCTGATTAGCCAGGTAACACAGTGTTATGACAGCCCGCCGATTCAGGCGGGCTTTTTTGTGGGGTGAATATGGCAGTAAAGATTTCAGGTGTGCTGAAAGACGGCACAGGAAAACCGGTAGAGAACTGCACCATTCAACTGAAAGCCAGACGGACCAGCAGCACGGTGGTGGTGAACACGGTGGCCTCTGAAAATCCGGATGAAGCCGGTCGTTACAGCATGGACGTTGAGTACGGTCAGTACAGCGTCATTCTGTTGGTGGAAGGATTCCCGCCGTCACATGCCGGGACCATCACCGTGTATGAAGATTCTCAACCCGGTACGCTGAATGATTTTCTCGGTGCCATGTCGGAGGATGACGTCCGGCCGGAGGCACTGCGTCGTTTTGAACTGATGGTGGAAGAAGCGGCGCGTCACGCTGAGGAGGCGAAGAAGAATGCCGGAGAGGCGGAGACGTCCGCGAGGAATGCCGGCATATCAGCCAGTCAGGCGGAAGCGAGCGCGGCAAATGCTGACACTTCAGCAGGGGAGGCATCGGAGTCAGCCCGGCAGGCGGCAGAAAGTGCAGCCGCTGCAAAGAAGTCAGAGGAAGCGTCCTCGTCCTCGGCCTCTGAGGCCGCTCAAAAAGCCAGTGAGTCATTACAAAGTGCAGCAGATGCTGAGTTGTCAAAAAAGACGGCAGAAAGTGCAGCCGGTAATGCAGCCAGGGATGCAACGACCGCAACAGAAAAAGCCCGGGAGTCAGCAGAAAGCGCACAGTCAGCGGAACAAAGCAGGATAGCGGCGGAAGAAGCCGTAAACCGAATCCCGACCGTGGTGGGGCCTCCCGGGCCAAAGGGGGAACAGGGGCCCGCGGGTCCTCAGGGGCCGAAGGGAGATAAAGGAGAGCGTGGCGACACCGGCCCGGCAGGGGCAACCGGTGAACGGGGACCGGCAGGTGATGCTGGTCCGGCAGGCCCGCAGGGGCCGAAAGGTGACATGGGAGAGCGGGGAGAGACCGGTCTGACGGGAAATGCAGGTCCACAGGGTCCAAAGGGAGATACCGGTGCGGCAGGCCCGGCAGGCCCACAGGGACCGAAAGGAGAAACAGGTGCGGCTGGCCCGGTGGGGGCAACCGGACCTCAGGGACCGAAGGGCGACCCGGGGGAGACACAAATACGGTTCCGTCTGGGGCCGGGAAACATTATTGAGACAAACAGCAATGGCTGGTTCCCGGATACAGATGGCGCACTCATCACCGGACTGACCTTTCTTGACCCCAAAGATGCCACACGGGTTCAGGGGTTTTTTCAGCATTTGCAGGTCAGGTTTGGTGACGGGCCGTGGCAGGATGTCAAGGGGCTGGATGAAGTGGGCAGTGATACAGGCAGAACAGGAGAATGACATGAATATACTAAAAAAACTTATGCAGCGTCTGTGCGGTTGCGGAAAGCATGATGGCCGTGAACACGGGCAGTCGCTTACAGTACAACTGCGACTGGGACCGGCAGACATTCTGGAGTCAGATGAGAATGGCATTATCCCGGAGCAGGCCAGGGTAATCACGCAGGTGGTGATACTGGATGCGGATAAAAAGCAGATACAGTGTGTGGTAAGACCGCTGCAAATCCTGCGTGCTGACGGGACGTGGGAAAATATTGGCGGGATGAAATAGCCGACAGCTTCACAAAAACCGGAGTCCGGCTCCGGTTTTTGTTGTCATGTCCGGTGGATGTTTGTTAGGAAACCAAAGGTGGCAAAACTGCTGGAGGTTTTGTGGTTGAGTATGCCAATATAATTAATAGATTAAAGAGTTAGTTGTGAAGAAAATATGGATAAACAGGACGACGAATGCTTTCACCGATAAGGACAACTTTCCATAACTCAGCAAATATAGTGCAGAGTTCCCCCTGTCAAACGGTTTCTTTTGCAGGAAAGGAATATGAGTTAAAGGTCATTGATGAAAAAACGCCTATTCTTTTTCAGTGGTTTGAACCTAATCCTGAACAATATAAGAAAGATGAGGTTCCAATAGTTAATACTAAGCAGCATCCCTATTTAGATAATGTCATGAATACGGCAAGGATAGAGAGTGAGCGTATGATAGGTGTTTTTGTTGATGGCGATTTTTCATTCAGCCAAAAGGTTGCTTTTTCAAAACTGGAACAAGATTTTGAAAATATAATGATAATCTATCGGGAAAATGTTGATTTCAGCATGTATGATAGAAAACTATCAGATATTTATCATGATATTATATGTGAGCAAAAGTTACGCTCTGAAGCCAAAAGAGATGAATACTTGTTGAATCTGTTGGAGAAAGAGTTGAGTAAAATTTCAAATGCGCAGGATTCTTTGATTTATATGTATGCAGAGAAGAGAGATCATACATGGTTTGACTTCTTCAGAAATTTAGCCTTATTGAAGGCAGGAGAAATCTTTAGATGCACAGATAACACAAAGAATCATGGGATTTTATCCGGTGAGGGGTGTATATATCTTGATATGGATATGATGCTTACAGGTAAGCTTGGTGTAATGCGTGCTCCAGATGGAATTGCAGTACATGTTGATCGTCGTAATGACAGTGTAAATATTGAAAATGGTGCAATAATTGTTAATCGTAGTAATCATCCGGCTCTACTTGAGGGGTTGTCTTTTATGCACAAAAAAGTAGATGCTCATCCATATTATGATGGATTAGGAAAAGGAATTAAGAAATATTTTAATTTTACTACATTGCATGATTACAATCATTTTTGTGACTTTATTGAGTTTAAACACAAAAATATTATTATGAACACAAGTCAGTACACAGGAAGTTCATGGTAA